GTAACTCTGGATATTTTCTACCAGACCTTTCTGGTTGTCATATGTGGATGTGGGCTACTAATAATCATCTACCCATGGGTTTAAAATTAATGGAGGAACTTGGATTTAGATATATCACTAACGCTGTTTGGACTAAGACCAATTTTGGGATGGGTAGATATCTACGTGGTAAACATGAGATTTTATTGTTTGGGACCATTGGTGTTATGCTGCCGGAAATTAAAAATATATCTACCTGGATTGGTGATAAAGCAATTTCCACGACTAAACATAGCAAAAAACCGGAAGAATCATATAAATTAATTGAAACGATTTCACCAGGACCCAGAGTTGAATTTTTCGCTCGCCAATCACGTCCTGGATGGATAAGCTATGGTAACCAGCTGGATTGTGATGATACTATTAAATCTGATAATGTTGATACTTCTATAGAAGGGTGATTTATGGCTAGTAGAACTCCGCATTATGTAGGTATTGCTGCTTTGGTTACTGCAATATCAACAGCATTATTGGGTTTTTGGCAGTTTTATGTAAAAACACAATATAATGAAAATATGATGCGTAGTATGTTTGCGATGATTAATTACAGATTGATTAAGATTGAGAAGAAGCTTGATATTGAACCACCAGTTTTCTTCAATGAAAAGGTTATGTCACCAATTGTATTATCAAGTGATGAACGTGTGGTTAATGAATGTTCAAATGATACAGAATGTCGTGGTGGATTTAGTTGTACTAGAGGTAAATGTAGGCTAACCAAAAAGATGTTAAGTTTTGATACGATACAGATGTTAGTTAATCAAACAGGTAAACCCTTAGATGCGCCATCTGAATAGGAGAATACTATGGTAGAAGAAAACACTGAAGTTACTAAGGTTGTAGAAGCCACTAATGTGATTGAAGTTACCAAGATTTCTGAACCAACAGATAAAACACAAATAGTGATGAATACTCGAATTAAGGAACTCTTAAATGGAATGGGATTATTAGTATCAGGTGATTATTATGAGGCTTTCAACGAATTTGTAATTGAAAGTGTTAGACGATCTGGTATGCGAGCCAAGGCAAACAATCGAAAAACTGTTAGAGCATTTGATACTATCTAGCCAGAAATCTGTGGTTGATTATTCTTTATGCCACAGGTTGAAGACTTTACTTCTGAAATTCTAATTAAATCTAGGTGTAGGCATAAAACTTTATTTTTCGGTAGTGGTGGATATTATTTAATTTGCGCGGAATGTTCTGCTATGTGGGTGGCTAAAGACCCAATGAATGATGAACCAGATAAAAATTTTGAAAGAATTAATTTAAATAATAAAGATGTCCGTATTGACCCTAATCATGGCCAACGATAAACACGCACGGTACTACCACAAATAATTGTAAAACCGTCATCGGGTGTGGTTATTCCAGTACATTCACCAGTTTTAATATAAACATTCGGGTCTTTAGGCACTCTAAATCGTTCACCAATTTTAATTTTTCTAAATGGTGTGGTAGAAATTAGGTATATGAGTGCCTCACACATTAATTTGAGGCTAAGTACACCTTTTCAAATTGAATTTTCTTTAGTCTATTGTATGTCTTAATAATCGCTGCTGAATATCCAGTTCTAGGATCTTTTCCTTCCCTAATATCTTTTCTAATTTGTAGAGGTCCTTTGTTATAGGCAGTTAATACCATATCATATTTTTGATACATTTTTTCATAGGTTATTAATATTTTGATACCATATTTAATATTTGTATCTACATCATATAGATCTTTTAATTCTATCCCAAATTCTTTTGTCCATAGAGGCATAATCTGCATTAGGCCCCTAGCATTTGCCGGTGATTTTGCTCTAGGATTAAAATATGATTCAACAGCGATTATGGCCAAAACCATGTCAATGTCTTTATTATTTGCTCTACTATGTTTATATACTGCATCTGCGATATCATAAGACAGTGTTATATCAATTTTCTTTCTAATAGAAGATATTTTATATTGAATTAGACTAATTTCTTCTAATTCTTTCAGAGCTTTTTGAACGTCTTCCGTTTCTGAGACTACATCTAGCTTTTCGGTTTCTGCGTATGTCGGTGTAAATCCCCACGTATCACAAATTAGTATCATTCCTATCAAACATGCCGGTAAATTCCGCAAGATTTGCGGTTTGTATTTTTTACTATTTTCCATTATTTACTCCGCCATCCACCGGTTTTTATTTCTATTCGTACTTTGTCTTTACCACATCTGCAAATTTTAGCTCCGGAATCATACCGATGGATATAAATTTTAAGTTGTTTTGACCACTCACATTTTTCTATTTTCTTGTCCTTTGTCTGTTTCTGAAAGAAGTAAATATTATTATTTTCCATGCTTTAATATTCCCCAATCTTTAATTTTTAGAATTTATAAAAATAAATTGTGTGAGCATACATTGTATGTTATTATATGCCAAAGGAGTAAACATGAGAGCTGAACTTTCAGAAGGGCAACAAAGAATTTATGGTTTTATTGTAGAATTTCTTAGGGATCATAATTATCCACCAACAATTCGTGAAATTCAAGACAATTTTGGATATCAATCAAATAACTCAGCTGTAGCGCATTTACGAAAACTTGAGAGTAAAGGGTATATTACGCATGCACATTCAAATGGTAGGGCGTACGCTAGAACAATACAATTAGTTGATAAAATCATGGGTTATCACATTATTGACTCTGCCCTATTTTCTAAAGCAATTGCTGACCTAAAAACAAGAGGGCATAATCTTCCTATTAACACAGCAGTAGAACTTTTGTCTAAGTTGAATATTAAAATTGAATAGTTATCTTAATAGACCTAGTTTTTGTATATCAATTTCTTGAGTTATTTCTGTGGGCAGCGGTTTTCGTTTGGCCTCTCTGATGTACAAATCTCCACATCTTGAACCAATGCAGTGTGGATGGTCAAGTGGTCGTCTGACTATTTGATCACACAATATGCATAATTTCTTGTACATGTGTACCTCTATTTTACTATAGTGCAAAGAGCGGGCCAAGTAATCATTGCTAGGGGCCTGTACAATTTTTACTATTGAATGTACTGTAATTTCTTGACTGTAGGATATAAATGTCAAATTTAAGAAATCAAGTAGTTAGTTGGTATTTTAACAATTTTAATCAATCAAAAATTGCACAGTCATACAACAGAGATCCAAAACATAAAGATGAAATTTGGGCCATGTTACTTACTCAGGCCATTTCTTCATTTAACCAAGGTTTAGAAGACAAGATCGATCCGGAAGATCGACGAGCTGCTAAATGTGTTTCGCGTAATGAGATTGTTGATTTTGTAGGACAAAATGCCTACAAGAAAATAGCATATTTGGTAACTGCATCAGCTGTGCATAAGATGTTTATGGATAAAGAGTGATGAGTAATTTAACTGAACTACTCTGTAATATAATACAAGCAGAGCACGCACAGTGGATGCGTTACACATTTCTTTCTGCTTTGCATTATGGTCCGCATACAGATACTGTTGAGGAACATTTTAGTGAACATGCGGCCAATGAACTTGAGCATGCTAGACTAATTATTCGTTGGGTTACTGATCTTGGTGGTATCCCACCAACCAGTGTTCCACCAGTTGAGCAATTCGAAGGTGATTTAAATAAATCAATTAAGTGGCTACTTCAATCTGAAATAGATGGTGCTAATTTATACCATGAGGCTATGGAACTTTCGATTGGTATCCATGGTCTTCAAAATGATATTGGTGATATTTTATCTGAAGAACATGAGCATATGTCTGATTTAATGCGAATGATTGAGCCGCGAGAAGAGCCAGAATCAGTTGTTGTAGTAGTTACAGCTAACAGAAAACTTGCTATTTCTTGGGAACAAAATCTGGCATGGCTTAAGAATAAATTGTTACCGGCCAGGATTGGCAAGATGCACTCTGTTGAAGATGCAAAGAATATAGCTCTTGAGGCTATTGAAGATCATATAACCCAAGATCTATGGCCTAAACGAGAAGATCAAAAGAATAAATATGAGCTTTATAAATTTAAAACACTCTATGAAGAGCTAGCTAAAACTACTCCAGAACAATGGCAGTCTCTTTATAAGGATATTTTCCCACTACCAATCTCAGAGCCAGAACTAGATAAATCAGAAGCCGAGCCATCATTTAGTGAAATGATAGAGAAAATTGAGCCAGCAGGCGAAACAGAACTTAGTGGTTTATATGAACCTGTTAGGAAACGAGCCCCAACTACTGAAGAATCAGAAGTATCAACTGTCCCAGCATATGCTGAGAGTCCTGAACTTGGTTGGACGCAACAAATAACTGAAGAACCAGTTGAAGAAGTTGAAGAACCCGAAGTTGATATGAAGGTTTTTGAACTTCTTGTCAAGAAGTTTAGTGAATTTGAGACTATTGGTGATTCAGTAGATTTCTTAGTTACAGCATATTTGAAGTATCCTGCTGAATTTGTGATGCTTGTTAAATCCAAGCCACAACTTGCTAAGTATGTAGTTGAACAAGTTGCAGGTTTAAGTGTAGATGAACGTGCTAGGAGAGTCGAAGGCGACCTGTTTTCTGACGATGTTACTGAGTATCAAGAAGGACAAACTGTTGAGGCTCCATTTGAAGATGAAGAAGAAATTAAACAAGAAGAGCCTGAAGAACAAACACTGAAAAAGTATGAAGAAATAGATGAAGAAGAAGAGGAAGAGGGAGAAGAACCTGATCACCTTTCACTAGAGGGTCTTGAACCCGAGGGTGTAGAGGAGTCTGAATTAGAGGTTGCTAAGAGGACACCGGCACCATTAGTTAAAACTCCATTTCAAGAACCAGAACACCTCTCATTAGAGGGAATTGGTGAGCCTGATGAACCTCGTCGCCCGGTTGAGAAACAAAAAATCCGGGAGAGAGTTCAAGTTTGGGATGCATTTAGGGCCAGACAGGGTAAAGGTAAGCAATTCTGGGTGGGTGTTGGTGATAGAGTACGAAACGCGGATCCTAAAGAAGACATGCCTGATGTTGGTAGACCAGGTAGATCACAGGCAGTAACAGGTGTAATTCAAGAAGTTACACCGTCTAAAACTATTATGGTCCGTACAGATGATGGTAAAATACATGAGTGGAATCCAAAGATAGATAAATTAGAAATAGACATGCATGAAAAAGCAAAGATTTTATCCAAGCAACCAGCTGAATAGGAGATAAAAATGGAAAAGAAAGCCGTTGATGCTACTGCGAAAGCTTATTGGTCTGGTTATTTAGGCCAGCTCGGAGAAATGTGGGTAAGAGAAATTCCACGACGAATTAAGGCTGCCTTAAAGCGTGAGATTCAAGCCACCACACTTGAAGGTACTCTTAAGCCATTGGCCCATGAAGCTGCTAAAGATGGTACACTATCTTTGGAAGCAGCATTCACTGGTAAGGTTGATAATCGGGATGCTAGGATCCTTATCACCGCCGAGTTTAATGGTGATGGTGAGTTGAAGTCGTTTGATACGACCAGAATTAGTTAATGAATGTTTATGAAGCTAGCATAAACCTTGGTATTTGGCCAATGGTTAAGGCACATGCTGAAATTTGGTCTGTGACCAAACCAGTTGAAGTTCTATTTCAAGAGTTTCATAACGACATTAAAAAGAAGTATAAAGAGATGGTATCCATATCTCATCCTGATAAAGGTGGTGTGGAATCTGTTTTTATGCTTGTACAGAAATCATATGAAATTTTGAAACGTGCCGGTGTTTCGGACTTTATTGACTCATTAGCTCAAGAAAAAGTATCAACAATTCAAATATATCATCCTGGTTCAGATCAATGTCCTGGTTGTAGTAAATGGAGTAATATATTAGGAATGTGTATTATAGGTTCATGTACTGGTTTCGAAGTCAAACATGGATTTAGATATAAAACTAAACTATCTGAATGTTTTGTTCAGTAGGGAGAAGCAAAATGCAGACCCGTAAAGCATTGAAGAGTCTTAGCAAGGGAAAGATGATGGTTGATCAAGTTTCTGCAGGTGGGCCATTAGCGGCCAACGCGGATTGGTTGATTAAACTACACGATAAACGTGAAACTGAAACTCGTATGGCACAGCGGCGACATGCATCTGCCATTGCACAACCGGTACTTCAGATTGCACGCAATAAGGTAGATGAAATCCTTAAGAATGCTGCCTTACCAGATGATACGCCAATTGTGACTCGTTTTGACGCTTTTACAGTTGTTAAAAACGCGTCGCGTATGAACGTAGGTGATATTGGTCTGCGTAAAATGGCACTACATTTGGAGCGTTTGTGGCATAAGGATCCTATGGGGTCGCTTAGTGCCGGCGCATTGTCACATCTTCGTGATCACTATCAAGTTGAATCACCCAGGTCAGTAGTTAGTCAAGTGATTGACGCTGAGATTCCTAAGGTGTCATTCAAGAATCTAGCTGTTGCGAAATTAACTCGTATTGCTGCCCAGATTGAAACTCAACAAGATTTTGATCTTGCTGTGGTTCATAATGGTCTACAGGGAGACGATCTTAAGAGCATTCGAGCACGCTCGTTTATTCGTGCGTTGGTAAATCGTAAAGCTCAGGCTGGTCCAGTACCAGCTGTTGCTACTCCTCCGACAGTTACTGCTGAGGACACATCAGACCTCAGCCCCATTCACAAGCAAGAAGAGGGTGAAGAGGCAGAAGCTGCTAGTCAGCTTGAGGACATTGCTACAGAAGTTCAAGATGTAGCAGATAAACTCAAGGGTATGGAACATCACAGCCGACGAATTACTGGTAAGGACATTGCATCTCGTGTTGCCAGCCGTTTACAGAAGTATGCTACTGAAGAACCAGAAATCAAGGCTGAACCGGAAATTAAAGTTGAACCTGATAAGGAATGTGAAATGGGTGTAGATGGTACTGGTATGTTACCAATTAACGCTAGTGTTGAAGACGAAATGGTTAAGCAAGCCGCACAAACTGGTGATGCGATGTGGAAGTCGTTGGATCAGCCTGGTAAGAAGTGGAATACAATTAAGAGTGCATCAGATAAACCAGCATGTGTGGAATTTGAGCCGACTGTAAATGAGCAACAAGATCCACAATTGAAACTTGATGAAGATCAGGGTCTTGAGGTTCTTACTAAAGAAAAGGAATTAGCTCAAGCTCGTGCTAAAATGAAAGCTGCTATTGAACCAACACACCCATTTGTAGATGACAGTGCAGCACATTTCCCAATTCATACAATTGAATTTGCTGAACAATCTCTTAAAACTGTTCAAGGTATGAATAAGTCACCCGCTTGGTGGCTTGGTTCAGTTGATGAACTTAAACAGACTGTTCAGGCGGCTATTGATAAAGAAGCCGGTAAGCTTCCGGCTTTCCTTGAAAAATTTAAGAAACAGCCCAAGGATAAAAAGAAGGACGACAAAAAAGAAGACAAAAAGCCAAAGTTTGCTGAAATAAATAAGGAACAAATAGAGAAGACATTGCTTAGTGGTGCTGAGTTTAAATCAGCAGGGTACTCAATCAAGATTGCTGGTGATGACTATATTAATATTACTACCAAGACAGGTAGCAAAAAGTATGCGATGTTGGACCTTGATGGTGCAATTGCTGATTTTATTTATTTAGCTAGTACATCAAAGCATCCAGCTGGTGAGCCACCGGCTCCTGTGTTCTTTATTCGTGAAGGTTTAAGGTTAAATTGCCCTGGCTGTTCAGAAGTGAACAGCTACGAAATGCCAAAAACAGCTGAAGATCTAACCTGTGATAAGTGTGGAGTTATTTTACCATCTAAGGTAGTTACTGCTGCATTGAATAGTGGTGTTGCTGTTGAAGAAGCAGTACTTGTTGCAGTCACTCCTGTAGACTTACAGGGTGATTTTGGTGATAAATTCGCCAAGGCTGCTGAACTGCTTGGGACGAATGAAGTTGGTGTGGCTGGTTGTTATGCTGAAGCGTACGCAATTAACCCAACCAATGAAAAACTTGCAGAAGTTTGGGATTTTATGAGACAGGCCGGATTTAAGCCACTTGCTCAAGATGTTGGTTTATCAGAACCAATGTCAGCTGTTGAGCCAGGTATGCCCAATGAATCGGCAATGCCTACTGAATCAGCAATTTCACCAGCCAGCAATCTAAAAATGGCTGATGATAAAGTAATTCGTTCAGCCATGGAACATTATAAAAATACGGGTATGAAGGCAGTTGATGCCATTGCTCAGTTCAAGAAAGACTATGGTGAAGGAAAAAAGGATGAAGAGGGTAATCAAGTAGGATATGAGTTTGATCAAGAGTTAGTGGTTAAGATTGCTAATGAAGTGTTTGGTGGTGGGGCAGATGATTTTGCCCAACTTGATAATGAATTAGCCTTAACACCCGAGATTGAACAAACTAATCCAGAGCCTGAGGAAATGCCAGTTGTGGCTGGTAAAAAACAGGCTGATGTGCCTACTCCAAAGAAGATTAACACTCAACAAGAAGATTGGGTAAAGGCTGAGGGTCTTGGCAAAGATTCAGACCAAGAAGATCTACTTCCATTACCTGGTAAGATTAAGACTCAGATAAAGCCACAAGGTAAATTTAGTGATCCAAAGTTAGGTCCAGAGACCGATAGCAAAGACCCAGGTTCATTTGGAGCAGGTAAGCCACAAGCCCAGCATCCGATTACAGATCAGAAGGGGGTAAAGTTACCATCAACAGACCTTGGTGACGACTCTGATACAGGGGACAATACAACCACTAAGAAGTGGGATAGTGAAAGTGCAGCGGCTTATGGTAATCAACGGTCTGCTTTTATGAAAGAGGCTGCTGATTGGGACAAATATAAGAGCTTACAGCCACATGCTCAAAAGTTGATTGAAATGTCTAAGACAGATGAGAAGGCCTCACAACTTCTTGCTTCTGCGGAAGAGACCGCAACACAAGGTTCTGGTGGTCAGCATATTAAGTGGTTTGATACCTTGAAGAAGGAAAATCCCGCAATTAGCCCAGAGGTTGCTCAAGTAATGTCAGCGATGTTCTCTAATCCTAATTATTATAAGCAAGTATATTCAGTATTTCAAAAAGAAACACCAACAGCAGTTGCTCCCAAGAAGCCAACTCAGCCAGCTCAGCCAATGCAACAGATGCAAGCTGCAAATTTTTGGAATACCTTTACTAAGTCACCAGCATAACTCCTCAGGGAGATAGCTATGATTGTCGATAATTTTCTTTCAAAGTCAAGTCCTGATAAGCAATATAGCAAAGATGATTTCATTGGCATTGCTAATAAGGATGCTTGGTCTATTAAGCACGCCTCTGATCTAATTGGATGTCGTAAACCACCTGCTGAAGATGATCCATATCCAGCCGGGACTCAAGTTGAATTTACGACCCCAGATGGAACAAATTATCGTGGTGTTATTGCTTCAAAAAGTGGTGAAGATTATATTGTTGATATCCAGCCTGGTGAGTCATACTTACTTCCAATTAAGCGCTTTTCTAAGGTAACACCTGACTCTGATAAAGTTAGAGAAGCGATGAAGCGTGAAGTGGCACCACAAATTAAGCTACTTAATGAAAATACAGTTTCGGGTATTCATGTTGTTAAGATTGCTTATGCTGGGCATCAACCCAACGATGATCAATTAAAATTCTGGGCATCAGAGCATTTCCCAGAGCTACCCCTACTTGATGCAGTTGTTAGGGGTGATCAAATAATGGATTTAGTATTTAAGATTGACCAGACAAAACAAGCTGCTGAAGATGTTAAGCCACAAAGCTCAGCACCAAAAATGCCTGGTGAGCGTGGTCGTGCATTATCTAGTGAAGAGATTGAAGGAACTGGAATAATTGCTGCTTCTGATGTGTATGCTGAAGTAGATGTTATTGCAGAACCAGAAGCTGAAACTGAAATTGATTACGATACTCTACTTGCAGGTGCAACTGTTGAGATGAAGGCTACTGGCGATCCAGTTAAGGCCACAGATATTGCTTATGAAAATTTAATTAAAGAGCCTGAATATTATAAGAATGCTTCTCAAACCATATCCCTTGACGATGTTTTGTTGTCCAAGGATGTTTCTAAAGAGGCTCAGTTAGGTCAACCAGGTGCTGGTGATCAATATAATGATCTTGTTCGTGCAGCGCGGTGGGTATTAACTCGTTTTAATAATAGCAATCCTGAATTTTATGCTATTCCACAAGAAAATGAAATGGCTGGTGACGGTGAGAATCGAGTAGTTAGATTATCATTCTCACTTAGCAAGAAGAATGATGATGAATTATTAGATCTTTTTATCTCACGCAGTGGTGCAATTGTAACAGAGGCATCCACAGATGCAAAGCCGTTGCGTGGGTTTATTCAGGTTGATTCAGAGGGCAATCTACCATTGGTTATGTTAGTTGGTCCAACTGGTCCACAAGCCGCACAAGAATATGGATTTGGGTTAACAGCAAGTAATTATGTTTCAGGTTTTACAGCTTGTATGGCTGAGGCTGATACAGTATTGAGTACACATGGTGGATATACCGCAGAGGCACAGGCTGAATTTGATGCACGTCTTACCAAATTAGCGATTGATGACACTGCTAAGAAATATTGGTCTGGTTATTTGAAGGATTATGGTAAGGCTTTTACACGTGATATTCCTCGTAAGGAACATAAAACAGCCCAAAAATACCACCCAGAAGCAGACAGTTTTATGATTGAGTATTGGACAAATTATTGGGGTGGTAGTATGTTTGATGATGGTTGGTATGGCGAGCAAATGTTAAAGCCTGTTCAACCATCTAAAGCACCCAAGAAAACTGCTTCACGGGTTGCTAGTGATTATACCGCCTATATTAAGAAGACGGACAGTGGTGAGTATGAAGTAAAAAGTGAAAAAAATCCAAAATGGAGTGGTGGTACATATAAGTCCAAAGACGAAGCTAAGAAGCGATTACAACAAGTAGAGATGTTTAAACACATGTCGGCATTAGATATGGTTGATGCTGCCATGGAAAAAATTGCCGTCAATTGGGGCAATAAGCAACCTACTGGAGAATATCTTAAACCAGATCTTAAAAATATTACTAAATGGGCTATTGATATAGCACAGAAGGATCCAGATGTTCAACAGGCAGTGACCACTATTGTTCATGACTATATCCGAATTAAACCACAAATCATGAATTTAATTGAGGATGAATATGGTAGTAGAACTTTAGATGATAGAGCAAATGCTTTTATTCTTACCTATGCTATAAATGACTCTAATCGGGCATATAAACAACTTAAGAAATTAATTCATGGATATGAAAGTAGGTGGAAGAATCCACGTTGGAAGCAACTTGACGAACAACGTAAGCTATTTCACGAGCAACAGACTGAGAAAATGAAGCAGCCAGCTCAGGGTGTATCTGGTTACATTACAATGCAAGTTCCTCAACAAGATGCTAAAGTTGTTGAAGAACTCTTAAAATCAAGACAGCCTAAAACGGCTGACACCATGACTAAAGAAGATTGGAAGAATGAACAAAAAAGACAAAAGGAACTATTAAAAGAACAAGAAGGGCCAGCTTCTTCACAAGAGACACGCCCAGATGTGACCACTACAGTTACTGAAGATCAGTTAATTGCGGCAGAACAAGAAGTAGAAAAATTAGAATCTGAACTTGAGGAAGCTAAGAAAGAATACGACGCCGATAGAAAAAATGTTATTAAACAAAAAACACGTGATGAACTTGATACTAAAGTTAAGGTTCAGAAAAGTAAACTATGGAAAATGAACCAAGCTTTTGAAGATCAAAAGAAATCACCTATTGAAAAGATTTTCCCAGCAGGACCTCTTCCTGAGCATATGAAGCCACTATTTGAAGCTGGTGGAACAGGTAGCGGTTTAACTGAAAAAGAATGGGGTAAAGCATATAATAGATGGAATAAAATTATTGAGCATACCGAACGAACAAATCCATCTGTTTCTACTCTCATGGAAACAATGGAAGATTGGGTTCCATTTAGTGTTCCCGACAAGACCGGACATTATGCTAAATATTATAAAATGAATCTGAAAGACATTTTTTTCACTGATCCATCATATGCTTTACAATTTATAAAGGACTTTCGTCCGGAACTAGTTAAACCTTTTTTGGAATTTGCTAAAATAACGGCTTTAGGTCATTATGATTATAAGGGTAAATTTCGTCCAACTAGAGAATTTAATCAATTGCTTAAGGAACAAGTCGCCCAAGCTCTTGCTCGTAAAGAAAGAGAAAAAGCGAGAACAAAGTCTAGGCAGGATGTAGAACGGTCTAAAAAATATTTACAGCAATCTCCTGCAGATCTTCTTAAACAGAGGAAGATGCAAGAAGAAGCAATTGGTAAAGAAGCACCTTATGTGAAGGGTGATTTACCAGGACCAATGCCCATTGAGCAGACTGAAGCTTTAGAGGCTTTACAAAGAGCTAAAGAAAAATTTAAACGTACAACCCGCCCACCAGAAAGTAAGCGTACAACCCGCCCACCCAATCTTGAAGAAGGAATAAAAACAGAAATAGAAATGGATCGTTCTCGTAGAGAAGAAGAAGCTCTTCGAAAGGCTAAATCTGAAATTCATAATTACATGGTTGAAAAGGGTGAAGGACCATTAGTTGGAATGTCTATTACTACAGCCATTAGAGAAATGGGTGGTGAGCATGTAGCCAATTTCATGGCTCGAAATGATCCACAAACCTGGTTTGAATTCATGAAATCTAAGCTTTGGATACAATCGGTTGGTATGGCTCCAGAGCGACGTTCTGAATTTATTGAAGAAGGAATGGCTAAAGAACGGGATAGGGTTGCAAAAATTCATGGTGTGAAAGCACCAGATATGATGACCGAACAGGAGCTGAAAGCTAAACCAAAGTCTAAGATCGAGATTGAACAAGAGCAGGAAGCTAAAATTAAAAAAGAAACACAAGAAGAAAGTAAAAATAAATATAAAAAAGAAGTTCAATATTATTCCACTCAGTGGAAGATGCCGGAAGGACCATTTGCTGGTCGAACCATTAATGAAATTATGACACCACGATCTGAAGAAGATGAACAAAAAGGTGACGAATGGGATAGATTTAGACTTATGAAGTACCTGTTTGAAAATCATTTTAATCCAGGAGAGGGGTTTGAAGGTAACGAGTTAGAAGCATATAATGAATATGTTGGTGCTGCGAAAGCTGGTGCTTTATATGATCAATACCTACGATTTTCAGATAAATTTACTGATGACGACATTAAGATCATGCAAGAGATGTCTATTAATAGACCACCAAAGACTATGAAGGAGTCTAAGAAATATTTAGCTAGGTTATTAGGTGAAAAGCGTGAACGTGGTTTGATCTCTGAAGATGAGTTTGATAAACAACTACTCGCTTTGGGTCATATTGAAAAAGAATTGACTCCCGAGGAAATAGTTAAAGCTGGTGCATACATGAAGCGAATTAGTAAAGCCGGTCCAGGTCCGAATGCATATAATAAACCCGATAAAACTTATCGGGATGATCCGGATTATATTCCACATAATATGCAGCCATCACGTACTCAAACCAGATTTTGTGTGACACGTATGTATTCAACCTCATCTTCTCAAGATGCTGGTTATGCCATTATTGAATTGGCCTGGGATCCAGATAAATTTGAAGGTATGAGTACTCAAAACATCCAGCATCAAATCATTTCATATATTAAGGGTCTTGAAAGTGATAAATATTTCCACGATTTTGGTGTAATGGGTAAACCAAAACTTATGGAAATGGATAGAGACGCTGGTGTAGCTCAAATTAAAGTTCGTTGTTCCAATACAAGGGGCTTGGTATCATTAAATTATACTGATTCAGACCACGATATTAATACTAATCCAATCCATGGTTTACGGTAGGAGACAAGCATGAAATATAAATTGGTTAATATTTCTGAGGCAGCTTTACAGATTGATCTTTTTGATCCAACACGCCAACGTAATAATGGCAGTATGCGTAGGGTTGGTCCGGAGGTAGTATTAAGTTTAGACAAGGGTGTGTCTGCTGATATTTTGCCCTATTTTCAAGGTTCACTTGAAAGAGCGCATGCTTCAGTAAAATTTAGTAAGGATGTTCTTCAACATGTGGCTAATAAATACTTACATATTCATGTTTGTGATGATGGAAATATACCGGTGGATATTGATAAGCTTTTACAAGCTGATGGGAGTAGGATTGTAATAGAAACACCGGTAGTAGTACCCGTTCAACATGAAGACACCACTAAGCCTGACCTAGAAATATCAGCTGTTTTAGCTGCCCAGGATCAGTTTGAGGCAGTCAAACGTGGAGAAGCTAATTCACCAGTTGATCCTATGCCTGTTAAAATAGCCTATACTAAGTATACTAAAGAAGATTTAATGGAAATGAGTAGGGATGACCTTGTTAAGCTTGGTAATAGGAGATTTAATTTAAAGATGGATAAATTTGCAAATAAAAAGAAAATGATTGATACGATTCTCGGGGCTCAATGATGGTAAATGATAAGCTTCCGTCATTAGAAGAACCCAGCCCAGAATTATTAGAAGAAATCAAAGAACAGGCGGCTGAGGCTGTTGCTTGGCGTACACCAGTTAAAACAGCTGGAAGTATTGAAACTCCTGTTGAAGTTCATGAGGCATGTACCTCTGAAATTATAGATGAATCCGAAGAAATAGAAGAATCTGAGGAAGATGAGGAAGATGAGGAAGTTTTAGATACTGCCTCTGACACTATTCCAGTTGATAGTGTCTCACAGAGTCATCCAGATCTTATTCTGCCCCCATTTAAAACTGTAAATATGTGTACTTTGTGTATCTGGTCAAAACACAATATTAAGCTTTATAATTGGGTTGCTAGTAAGGCATTGATGGGGTGTTCTCCTAGGGCTGTTCATAGACTCTTAATTGAGCATATGACCAATCAATACCCGCATATTAAACCACCATATATTAGATCGGTGTTTTTACATTTCAAGAATCATATCTCACAAGCAGATCAAATTACTTTGGAAATAGCTAGGAAAGGATATAAAGAAAAGGGCACAGAAGCTATTATCAAAGAAGAGCTTATTAATGAGCTTAGACAAGGTAATTTTGATGAATATAAAGAATTATGTGCTCTCTATGTAAAATTTAGAGAGACAAATGATATGATATATGAGGCAGCCGCGTCACTTCTTGGTCCACCCAAGGGTGGTGTTCGAGAATATTCTCAGAACAAGATACAAACATATGTGACCATGGTTAATACCCAGAAGGCTATTTTGTCTGAGATTGCTAAGATGCGACAAGGAGACAAGCTAATTGAAGTAGTTTCTAAATATTTATTAGAGACTTATACTAAAGATATTGTTGATAGATTATCTGCAGAATTTTCTGCATTGTCTAATATTATGCAAAGACATGATGTAGATCCTAATATTATTAATACTTATAATGAAATTACTCATAGTAGACTTGCTAAGATTATTTTGGATGGTGCTGACCGGGCATTAACCATGACTAAAAAAGAATTTAAGTTACCGATTAATTAATGAAGAGAGTTTCTCAAATTGACGAGCCAGTTAAATCGGTTACACCAGCCGTACAGACTATATCACCTACTCCCATGACAGATCAACAAAAGAAGGTAATAGAGGAACAAATTAGAACTATTGAATTGGACAAGCAGTCAAAAGATAAAGAACTATCTGCCCTTCAGCAATTAAAGCAGGCTATTGCTTCTTTGTCAGATAGGCTGGCACAGATTTCTGCTCCTAAAATTCCAGCGGGTGCTGATCCAATGGGGAATTTAGACCGCATGGAAGAATATGAGCAAAAAGAGGAAGAAGAACAACAACAATTAGATCAACAACAGGATATTACAAATCAGCAAACATTACAGATGCAGCAGATGATGACACAACAGAATTTACAGCGTAAAGCAGGACACTGGGTTAAATCAGAACGGGCTAATATTAAAATTGCTATTAAGGATAAAAATATTACATGTGATGTTGCTGTAACGCCCAAACAACAAGCCAGTGGATTACAAGCATATGATCATCTTTCAGATGATCATGGACTTTGGTTTCCTCAATACTGCCGACGCGTTGCTACTTTTCATATGGGAGATGTTGTATTCCCCATTGATATTATATTTGTGGATGACAATAGAATTTCTAAAATAATTTCAGATGTTCAGCCACGACAGGCAGGTTCTTGGTCTTGTGGTTGTACAGATGTGATTGAAATTAATGGTGGATGGTGTGGGAAAAATAGAATCGGAGTTGGAGATACTATTCAAACCCCACTTACTAATAAGAAGCGAGCCGGTCGTTCTGAGATAGAACGATTACTTAATACATCATGGTCAGCTCCACAAAAATCTAGGATTACATCTGATAAAGATGGGGCTATGACATATGATTTACTTCGGACTATTACAGAGGCAGGTAAAGAAGACCCGCTTTTTCAAGATGTAATTCGTTTGTTTCCATATCTAAAAGAAGATGAGCCACAAAGTCAACCAACCGAAGTTCCAGATTTAGATCATTTATCTGATGAAGAATATGATGAATATATGAAAAAACATATGGGACCTGAAAAATATACTAAGATGGTAGAAGATTATAAGAATCGACCATCAAAGAAAAATGCTCAAGAAGATTATAAGAATAGACCATCAAAGAAAAATGCTCAAGAAAATTATAAAGTTAAACCAGTTACTTATCGTGAACAACCTGGTGAGGTAGATAAGCGAAATCCAACTGATAGATTTCGGCATTCTGATGTACCGTTAATTGGTGGTGGTGAAGACGCTATAAATTATAATCCTATTAATCCTGCTGATCCATCTGTAACTCAGTATGATCAATCTCATTTTGAACAACAAATTGGATATGATCCTATCACTTTCCGTGAAGAAGATCACCCATATGCTATTCGACCTTCCGCCCAGAAGGTAACTGTAGAATCATCAGTAGATTTTGATAAACTTGTAGATGGCATGACACAATTATATAATAAGCTCAAGCCGAAGTGGAAACAGGGTAAAGAAGATGATAAGTATAGAGCCGTTGCTATTATCGATGATAAACTTATCAGTAATTGGATTAATAGTCTTGGCTTTAGTCAAGAGCAAAATGATTTAATTAAAGAGAATGTGTATACAGATAAATTTAAAAAGGCCCTGGGTGAGAAGCTGACACAGATTGGTTTTGAGGATAATATCAAGTCCTATGAATTACTTGGAAATGATCTTCTTATTTACAGCATGTAAAGGTGTAATATGACATTTTATAAAGCGGCTAAGACACATTTAAAAAAGAAGCGGGCTGAAACTAATTCAAAAATTAAGGCCGCTCTAAAAGGTTTAACACCCCGTAATGCCACATTAACATTTGATTTGACTAGGGGTGATAAAGGTACTAAGATTGACCAAAATAAAAATGCTAGTATCAAAGCAATTGAACTAGTGTCTGGATTGATTGATGGTTTTGGTCTTCCATCACGGCCCAAGTTATCATTCTGTGGCATGGTTAAAAGTGCTACATCAAGGGATGGTAATATTGAAGAAGGCGTAATTCGTCTTAATGCAATACTTTCCACACTTATGGGCCATAGAGCTAGTATAGATATTCCAGTTATTGTTCATAGTAAAAGTTTGCTTGAACCAGCACTGTTTTTCTATGATGGGGCTCCTTATATTTTTTGTGCCCCAGCATTATCTCAATTGATTAAACGTGGCACACTCCAAAAGGATCCACAGCTTCGTCGTATGTATTCAGCCCCTTTACTCGCAGAAGTAGCTAAAGACCTTCCGCGTCAACCAATTATTAATCGAGAACACATGTTTGATAGTGGTGTAAGAAATCCTTGGAAATTTAAAAGATACTCACAAAAAGATGAATCGGTACTTGAAAAGATTAATGAAGCAATTTCACCAATGACTCCAAGGAAAACACTTGATATGGGTCCTGAAGGCAAATGGGTTCCTATGCAGGAATCTGATGTAGAAGGTGCTCGTCTTAGTCCATATGCTGAAGCAGAATGTGAAAAATGTGGTTATTCTATGCCAGCTAGTGAAGCTGGTTGCCGTAATTGTGGTAATATGCGTCGCCCGGTTGATGTAAAGATGCAACAAAAAACCACACCGAGTCAACTTTTTGAACAAGAAGAGGGGCTTGAGAAAGCTCCAACATTAGAACTAGAAGCTAGCAAGAAGCAAGCTCAAAAGAAGACACATAAAGGTGAACCACGGAAGCGTGTAAATATTGAGGATCCTGTTCAATTCCCAGAAGTTTGGGAGAAGCCAAAGGATCATCTTCTAGATCCTGCTGAACGGGATATTGATGATAATTGGGCTGTTGGAGATATTGTTACCGCTGATGAAGATATTGAAGTTCGTGAGCGAGGTGGCAGCCAGATTATTATTCCAAGTGGTGAATCTGGACAAGTGATGAAGGATATATATGGTGATGGATTGATGTTAGACGTATGTTTTGAAGATCTAGGTTTCCATGCCGTAGTACCTTCTAAGATGCTCAAGGGGGCATCTCGCCGCCCTTTTGATAAAGAGGCAGATATTCGACCAGTTGACACCGCTATCCAAGAGGTGTTAAAAGATATTCCATACCCAGGTGGTACATCAATTGGGTATAAATTATCTGGATTGTCTATAGAACAAATTATGGATAAGGATCCCGCTCAAGCATATAAGATTATTAGTCAAAAGTATCCCAACCTTATTCCACAGTTTCTAAAGATAATGCAAGGCAAATCTAAAATCCCATCTACTTCTGTTAAAGCGTTTAATAAGTTTTATGCTTTCATTGCTAAGACTGCGGCAACAGTAGACCAAGTAAAATATGAAGTTCGTGAACTTCTACGCGAGGGATATCGCCCGATTGATATTAGGCAGGCCATACAAAATAAATACCCAGATCAAGCAGAAGAAGTTTTAGCTGGGTTAAATAAGTAAGGTGGGCACTTGAGTGGGAAAACGTCGCAAGATTTTCGTACGTCTATTGAATCTATAGTAGCACCTCTACTTAATACCATCCCCATAGCTGAAAAAGATATTGAACGGGATTATCTTAAAGTCCCAGCACCCAATATCATTGAATTTATTTCTTCGCCACAGCTTTTAAATGTTCCTTCAGTTTATAAATACGTAAGGCAATATCAAGTTATTAGGGATTTATTTCAGCTTCGTTGTCCAATCTGTAATTCACAAAAGCCAGAAGATATTGATTGCTGGGGTAAAACTAAAACCTATTTACAATCTGAAGAACTACTTACTTGGTCAGACAAATGTGAAGATGATGTGTGTCCAAAATGTGGGACAACCAGACACGAATTAATTAAAGATAAGTTAATAGAAAGATATAACCAATTCAACCTTCTATGTGGGATGCGCTGCTACTGTACAAATGTTCAGTTATATACTAATTATGGGTTGATTAGGTTAAAAGATCTATTGCCACCTAATCCTAAAGTTGATCAATTCTATCCTCTTAATAACTTACAAGTATTTGGAGAGAATGGCTGGGAGACGGTTTCTGATGTGTACTATGCCGGTAATTTACCATCCAAAAAGATTACATTAGCTGGTGGTATAGAGCATGTAGTTAGTCCAGTTCATCCATTATATGGATTCCATAATGGTGAGTGGGGATGGCATAAGACCAATGAATTAAAGATTGGTGAGTATGTTGAATGTCGAGTTGCACCTAAATGGTATGGTGTGGATACGTTCAATAATGTAACAACATCAGCAATTAATAATATTAAATACGCTGGTAAAGTTGTGTACACCACTCCGACAGAGTGGTCAGAAGATCTAGCAGCACTTATCGGGTATTTGATATCGGAGGGCGATGTATCAACAGACCTATGTTTTACATTCTTTAACTCTGAAGAAGAAACACTGCAGCATTTTGTTGCTTTGAATCATAGGTTATTCAACGTTAAGAGTGCTAGAATATTACATAATGCAGTTTTTGATATAGATGTTAATCACGCTGGTGTTCGTAGATTTTTAAAAGCACTTGGGGTTAAAGAATCAGTAGCTAAAACAAAGTGTGTCCCAGAAGCATTATGGTCAGCATCTGAACCTATAATTTGTGCATTTCTGCGTGCCTATTTTGAGGGTGATGGTACAGCAGCCATTGAGAAAGAGTCTAATAAACCAACAGTGTCATCGTATACTGTATCTAAGCAATTGGCATTAGAAACTCAACAAATATTATGGAATCTTGGGATAGATGCGACTATTAGTGCTTCTAAGTCTCGTAAGTTCTCTTCTAAAGAAAAATTTGATCATGATTGCTATGCTGTCCGTGTATATGGTGATAATATTATCAAATATGCCAACAAGATTGGTTTTTATTCTGCAAGAAAACAAAAAGCTCTAGGTGAATGTATTGAGATAGTGAAAAACACCAAAATTCAAGATTCATTTATTCCTGGACTACGACCAGTATTAAGTAGAATACATAATAGTATTAGTATTCCTGTGTCATATCATATTAATAATGTTATAAGTGGACAATATGACACTGCATCCAGATTTTTAGTGGTAAATTTGATTAAGTACCTGAAGGAATATCGTAATAATCATATTGAGTTCAGTCTATTGGACCAATTACATGCTAGGGTTGTTAAGAAGTCTGATTTACTCAATTATTTTGCTGGTTTTGACGTCACAAATGAGTATAATGAACTTTACCAATTATATTTGAAAACTACTGGCGAGCGAACTAAAATATTTGACGCTATCCCGTTAATTAAGGCTATCTTTAATAAAATTATATGTAAGACCGAATCTGGGATGGCAGATACTATAGCTCACATACAAGCTGGGGAATATAAGTCTATATATAGACCACGATTAAAACAAATACTTGATTATATTACCGAGTATCAAAATACCTCAATTGAATCAACATACTACAAATTATTATCAGACAATGTTGATATTAACGAGAGATTGATTGAGTATTTTACAAATAAAACTTTTAGACAAGAAGATTTACAGCTACTAGAGCGTTTATCTAGAGAAGAATCTCGGTTCTTACCCATTGTTAAGATTGAAGATGGTCCAGAAGTACCAATGGGTGACTTACATGTGCCTGGGACACATTCATTTGTAGCTAATTCTGTTCTTAACCATAATAGTGGCAAGACTGTAACTGCTGCGTTAGTTGGTGCTTATGTTGAACACCGTTTAATGACTCTTGCACTAAGTCAAGAAGATGGAAAATTATCAACTTATTTTGGATTGAAACCACCATTTGAAGTTACATTTATTGCGTCTACTGAGGTTCAATCTAATGATACAATATGGGCACACTATAGAAATGCTAGAATTAATTCGCCCTGGTTTAATCGATGTGTTGAATGGTTAAAAAAGAAACAAAAAGAACAACATATAACAACCGGCATGGAAGGATGGAAATACCAAGAAACAACCAAAGAAATTGAGAATGGTTTTTTAAATACAAAGTTTAATTCTAAGAACTCCAATTCGTCTGGTCTAGCAGGTCGTACACGAATTGCGTCATTTATTGATGAATTGTCGCGGTTTAAACAATCAGAATCATCCATGGGTGCTGAAGAAGCATACCGCGTAATGGAGAACTCACTTCGTACAATCCGATCTGCGACTATTAATCGTGATTTATTAACATGGCTTGGCTTAATTGTATCAGTATCATCCCCAATCTCAGTTGATGATAAATCTATGGAACTGATGTATCAGTCAACAAAGATTAAGGGTATGTATGCAATGCATTATGCTACTTGGGATTTCAACCCAGATGAGAAACGTGAATACTACAATGAAGCATACGAAAAGGATCCAGTAGGTACTGAGCGTGATTTTGGTGCTAAACCACCATTAGCAGCTAATCCTCTAATTGTTGATCCTGGTAAATTTGAAGAACGAGCTGTTGACATTGCCCTTCAACCAACAGCAAAGATAGAAATTATTCCATTTACTGATAAAACAGGTCAAAGATATCACAAAGCTCAAATGGTAGAGTGTCAATTATCCCGTGATGCTTCTCGATTCATATGTTATGATGCGGGACAAAATTTCGACTCATTCACTGGTGCTTGTGGACATCTTGAAATTAAACAAGAGGGTGACAATCAAGAGTTTATATCTGTAATAGATTGGGTCCTTAGAATATTACCAAGTAATGGTATGGAAGTATGGTTTGACTCATGTATTGATTTAATCGCTTTTCAGATGAAGCATCAAAAGATCGCCCAAATTGAATTTGACCGTTGGAATAGTGTTACACTAATACAACAAATTCGTAATTTAGGTATTCGAGCTGAACAGAAGTCAATTAGACCAGATGACTATATTAAATTTGTTGCTGATGGACAAATGGGAAGAATTAGATTATTACCTAAAGAACCCGGTGATGATAGATTAGATCCACCATTTAAATCAGCAGCAGCGGTTGGATTATATGAATTAGGGCGACTAGAACGATCAGTGGATGATAAGAGAGTAATAAATCCACAAAAAGGTAAACGACGGGGTTATAATTCTGATGACGTAGCAGTTGTACTTGTCCACTTACACCAGATGCTTCAGAATAGTCAAATTAGACCCAGTGGAGAAAAAATTCGTAGTCGTCAGTCAAGGCTTAAATCTGAAGAGGTAATGAGCCAATCTTGGAGCTTTTCTAATGGTGGTTCTATATTTAATCCTGCAAGATCTGGTTTAATGGGGGCTGGTGGTAGACGATGGTAAACCTAGCAATCTAAGTTTCTTTAATATTTTCTGGGTGATTTTATGAAGAAAAGAAGAAGTTGGATAGATAGTGATTTGCGGAAACTAAAGAAACTATCCAAAGAATTAGGTGATAAAGAATCAGCGGTAAATATAATAGATAAAGAAACTGAAGATGTTGGTGGGGCAGAACAATTATCATTTCCTTCCGAGTATCCGGCAGGAGAACAATCTGATAATGAAAATGGGTCGATGGAATCACTTTACCACATGCCTAGACAGGCAGAATATGGTCAAACACTAACAGATCTTACTACTGAACGACACACCTCCAAACCGAATCAGCGAGTGAATACCCAACATGGTATGTGGGAAGATTCATATAAAAGTGTAAACCAATTTGAGGGGGGCTATCCACCAGATAAAATGGGTGAGGAGGATATAGATCCATTGTCTGAAGCCGTCTATCCTCCATATACTGATGGCATTGGACAACCAAACCCAAGGTATGAAGATGCCAATAAAGAAAAACATAACATCATCCTCCACGCCCAAAAATACGAAGACATTAACCCAAACAAAGGACCAGACTATTCTTGGGTCGCAATCGATCTCGACGGAACAATCCTTGAACCCCCTTCCGAAGGGATTTATCAGGATAAAAGTGGCAAGCATCTGTTTGGAAAACCAATTAAAGGGGCCATGGAAGCTTTACAAGAACTAATCAATGAAAATGTTAAAGTGTCTATCTATACTGCTAGACAATATTTTACCAAAAATAAACAACAAGAGGATGATTTAAAAGAAGCAATAAGTACCGAATTAGACACTAATGGAATTCCTTATTCTGAAATTTATGTAGGGAAGAAGCTCCCGGCTCACGTATATCTAGATGACCGTAATGTTCCATTTGATGGTGATTGGGTTACTGCTTTAAATGAGATTAAGGGGAGGCTGATAAAGAAGGCTGATACTTTATTAACTGCTCAAGATTTAATAACTATTTATGAATATTACTATAAGATTTCAAAATTAGAAGATAAGAAAGTAGAAGAAGGTTTAGGAGAAGAGGGTCAGGCTATTGTTAGTGAAATGAGAACCCTTTTAGCCGGTCTACTTAAGAAAGCCATTCTTTTCCTTAAAGAAAATGTATATAAGAATTGGTTATTAATTTCAGGCGATCCTGCCTTTGCACCAGGTGATCCAGATTGGGCAGCATTAGTTTATGATATAAGGTCAACTATGGGTAAACTAATACCAACTGGTAATATTCACACTGATATGGCAACATTTAGTATTGGTCTTAACCAAGTCCATTCAACTGGTAAGATGATGGATTTTCTTAGTCATTATTATGGAATACCAAAAGAGCTATTGGACGAATTAACAGCTGGTAGTGATTACACTCAAAAATGGGATAGAGAAATTCGTAAAGTGGCCGAGGATGAAGTAAAAGATAAGAAAAATTATAAAGGTATTAAGATTGATGTTGAATGGCCTAAAGGTTCTATTAGATCATATAAAGGTGATGATACTTATGTAACACATATGAAGTGCGATTACGGGTTCGCTAGTGGTATTGAAGGAGCAGATACTGAAGGTTTAGATGTTTATTTAATGGATGGAGACTCTGAAATAGCATATATAATTGAACAATTAAAAGATGATCAATCATATGACGAGGATAAAGTCGTACTCGGTGCGCAGTCTGAAGAAGAAGCTGTTGATATGTATCTTAAGCATCTCCCAGGGTATATGTTTGGAGATATTAGAGAGGTGCCAATAGAAAAATTGGTCAATGCGCTGTATGGCGAGCCTGAAGATAGACGTGGACAGGAAGATCTAATTCCATCTGAAGAAAAGAAGGCAGAACAAACTAAAAAATCATTTAAAATGTCTGCCGGTCTTAAATATATGGCCGGTAAAAAATCTGGTGAAAAAGTTGGATTATTCATTCCACTTCCACCAGAATTAGCTAAACAATATCCAATAAAAGGACGTGCTGGTGAAGATGATTCAGATCCACACATGACCTTGCTTTATATTGGTGATGTACCAGAAGGTCAATTTGATAGATTAGAACAGATTGTTAGAGAAGAATTGGTACGAACTGGACCATTTGAAATTGAGCTTCTTCCACCAGACGAATTCACCAATCAACATGATCAACGAATACTTCATAGTCCAATTAAAAGTGAATTTCTAACAGGATTACACGACGTAATTAAACAAAGATTGTTGGACGACGGATTTAAATTAAAGAATCCTGATAGACCATTTAAAGGTCATGTAACTATTGAATACGTTGATCCTGGTGAGGAATCTAAATTTGATAACGTGAATCCATCTGGATCATGGATAGTAAATGAAATTGAAATTTGGGGTATGGGTGATCCTCGTATTATTAAATTAGATAATGCTGGAGATATGCAGATGGTAGCCATGTTGAAGCAGGCTGCATATGCTGACATGGCATTAAAAATTATTAATGATATGGATAATCAATCTACTATGCAGTGGTTAGCTAAGTATACCGATATTAATGTTGATATAAAAGATCTCTCTAACAATATAGTAAGACTAATGTTAATGAATAACAAGTTTATGAAGGAAGTAAAAGATCAGTATGGTGAAATACCAGTCCATAAGATGATATTTCCTGAAAAGAAAATTAAAGATGTGGGTCCAACTGGCACACAAGTGTTACACATGAATAGTCAAAAAATGCATAAACTACCAGATGGGTCTGGTTTTTTTACGGCTTTGGTTGGGAATGATAAAGAGGCTGATACATTTGATCCCAAAATCAATAAGAAAACAAAATCAGACTATGTAGGGCCTGGTACATCGCAGGTTGGTGGTATTGGTGGTCCAACTGCTGATGCCCCGCAGTCAAACTATCTTTTTGTCTATGGCACACTCCGAAAAGGTGAACCAAATCATCATTTTCTTGAGAACGCTAAATTTTTAGGTGCTATTAAAACTATGCCTAAATATGAATTGATTACAGCAGAAGATAGTCCAGGATTAGTTGAAGGTGGTATAAACTCAATTATTGGAGAATTATACCAAGTAAGTGATGAATGTTTGGCCGAAGTGGATGCTTTTGAACAACCATACGAGCGTATATTAATCACCTTAGAAGATGGTCGTGATGCTTGTTCTTATGTGTTTCCTCATACTAAGGACCATTGGGTAGAAGAGGCACCACATTCTGATAAAGAATCTGGTATAGCTTTCCCAGGCTCAATAGACGATAGCTTTATGAAAAACGAAATTGATCCTCTAGAGACTAGAGAGAGCAGAGATATTTCTCGTCCAGCAGATCAAGAACGTTTGAAGTATCGTCATGCATAACTAAGACAATTTCTAAATTTGCATATTTTTATACTATTTTAAGTAATAGGAAAGTTGTTTAAGTAATGACCAAAAGCGTCTTAAGGCGCAAGCCTGATGTAATAGAATATCCTGACGATGATGGTGGAACAACCTGCATAGTTGCAGGTGATTGGTTAATGGGTCAATGTGCGAATTGTAATCGCATGTTTATGGTTGAGAGTAATATTGGTGATCTACGTTGCCCTCATGGGTGCGATAATGTTAAAATAACCTGGGTGTGGGTTAAACACCAAACAATCTATATACCAGAACATGAACCAGTAGAAATAATTGATGGCACTATGCAAAAACCTAAATAGTGAAATATGTCAAATAAAATTATACTAGGGAATAAATATGGAGACCCTAGGCTACAGGCTAATAAGGATCCTATGCCCCATGGTTTAACACCACAAACTGTTGAGGATATAGCTTCTAAATTTGAGTCTTTTGTTCCAGGTTTAGCATCTAAACATGGATCGACATCTCGTAATTTCTTTGAAGATATATTACCTCAAGGTGCTGAATTAGATCCTAGAACTCAAAAACGAGCAGACTGGGGTGGTGGTGTTGGATATGGTGGAGGTGGTGGATTAACAAGTGGTGGGGCAATGGTAACACCACAACGCCCCTACATGCCAGAATACGAGTCACCGGACAGGATGCACTATCCTGTGCACCGTATCTTAGCCAATCGTTATTGGCGTTTGTTTTATAAACTTGACCCAGTTATTAGTTCTTGTTTAGACCTGTATAGTATGATGCCTTGGTCAGAATTTCAATTATCTGGTGAAGGCATAACTGGTGAAATTAGAGAAGCTTATGAGGAGATGTGTAAAGACGTTGAATTATTAAAAATTCTTGAGTATATGGTTAAGGAATTTATGGTTATTGGAGAATGTGTCCCACATTGTATGTTCGATGAAACTAAGGGGGTATGGTCTTATATAGCTTTACATAATCCAGATCAGCTTGAAGTAATTGATGCACCATTTATTAAGATGGATCCAATTATTGAATTTATTCCAGATGATCGGCTTCGTGCAGTTTTAACTTCTAATAATACGTTGTTACGTCGTGTTCGAGAACAGATGCCACCGGAATTAATCTCACGTTTAATTGCTCGTCAAAATATACCACTTAGTCCAGTTAATTGTACATTTCTTCCGCGTCGTCTGCATCCGTATGATACACGTGGTACAAGTGTTATTAGTAGGATGTGGCGAATACTGATGTACGAAGACGGCGTATATAATGCCTGTTACACTAAGAACACTAAAGTCACTATGAGTGATGGTTCTGTTAAATCAATATGTGATATATCAGTTGATGATAAAGTGTTGGATAGACATGGTTATGAATCTACTGTTGATGCCGTGTGGGTAGAAGATTTTCCTAAAGAAATTGTTATTGTAAAAGCACAGGGGACTATAGCCTTAGAATCAACTAAAAATCATAAATACCCGGTATTTGCATTACCACGTACATGTTTGTGTGGTTGTGGTATGGAAATGCATGGTGGGGCATCATTTGCTGGTGGACATAGTAGTGGGTTTGGTGAAGGTAAATATAAAAATGTAATTAAATGGAAGGGGCAAGGAACCAATCGATGGCAAGTAAGGGTTCCAGAATGGTATGAACCTTATAAGCAGCTAAAGGCTGAGGATGTAAGACCCGGCGATTATTTAATGTTGCCTAGAAAATTCAAGGAAATAAAAACTAACAAAACTATAGAATATGCTAGATTATTAGGATATTATTTGGCAGAAGGAAGTTCTAAGAATCTTTCTTGGGGTAGAGGATTAAATTTCAGCTTATGTTTAGACGAATTAAATACATTGGCGTTTGATATTGCTAGGATATTGAAGAAATTCAATACTGTTGGTCATATATATCAGGATATCAAACGTAATGGCTGTACAGTATCTGCTCATAGAAAATCTAGCTTATCAATTGCTAATATGTTACGAGCTGATGGTGGTGAATATGCTGAATACAAGAAATTAACAAAAGAGATTATGTCTTGGCCAATTAAATTAAAGAAAGAATTATTAAAAGGATATTTTGCCGGTGACGGCTCGTTTAGAAAATCAAAAAATAGGGTCAGCCATACTTTACAAATTAAGTGTTCGAGTGTTTCACAACAGCTTATATATCAAATTCGTCAAATATGTGCTCATTGTGGTATATTTGCTGCTATTAGTTATGTTCCATATTCAAAACGTAAACAGTCAGATGGTAAGAAACGTAAAGATCAATGGGTATTATCTATACAGGGGCCATCATTAGATACTCTATGGAAGATAGTTTTAGGTAAAAATTCACCACGTGAGAGAGAAGGGTATAATGAGGCTATTCCCTGTCGCACGTGGATGGATGATAATTTTATTTATGTACCAATTACTAGTGTAGATATAGTTAAATATAATGACTGTGTATATAACATAACAGTTAGTGGTGATCATTCATATCAAGCCTATGGACTTGGAACCTATAATAGTATTCAGACGGCACGTCGACAAGCGGCACCCCTGAAGGCAGCCCTCTTGGGGAATCCTCAGACTGGTTGGATCCCATCTCCAGAGCACGAGCAACGTTTACTTCAATTGCTAGCCCAAGCTGAGATGGATCCTGCTAGTTGGTTGGTGTACCACTATGGTATTAAATTTGAATTAGTTGGTGTTCAAGAACGTGTAATGAATATTAGTCAGCATAATGAAGTCATTGAACGTATTAAACTGATTGCTCTTGGAATTAGTAAGAGTTTTATGCATGGAGAGGTGAGTTACGCCAGTTCATACACTGGTTTATCTGTGTTTCTACAACGCATGAAAGCTGTGCGTAATTTCTTTGTTAATTCATGGCTTATCCCCAAATTCTTTAAGCCAATAGCAAAAATAAATGGTTGGATTAAACCTCGTCCAGGTGAGTTAACACATCGTTATCGTATTAAGCGTTCTCAGCACGAGCTTGAACAAGAGAATCGGTATATTGTACCTAAGATGGAGTGGGAGAAGCAGTTAGATCATACTGTTAATACAGAACTAGTCCAAGCAATGACAGCATTGGAAGGATTGGGTATCAAATTCTCTAAGACTACTAAGTATGCAGCTGTAAATCGAAAGTATGAAGAAGAGGTACTTAAGATTAAGGAAGAGCAAGCTTTTGAACGAAAGATGGTTGAGTATATTCCACCAGAGATGCAGCCGGGAGCGGCACCTGGTGGAGCTGGGGGTGGTGGAGGCGGCCTACTCTCCCCTCCACCACCTATGGGTGAACCTGGTGAAGGAATGCCAGGTGAAGGTGCTGGGGAAATGCCTGGTGGGGCTCCAGGTGGTTCTATGCCACCTGCTGCTGAAGGGTCTAGTGATAAAAATAGTGCGGGTGGTGGAACAGGTCCAAGTGGGAAAAAAGACCCGGCAAAAATTAAGACAGAATCTGATATTTGGGACCATAAAGGGAAATATGGAAATTGGACCGCCTCAGAGGTCACAGAACTATCTTCCCTTGTACGGGAAGGGCATACGGAGTCACCATTATGGGGTGACTTAGATGGAAATAGGTTCCGACAAGCTATTAATAGTGGAGACCCCATGGAAGCCCTAGATGTAATAGAGGAATTCCTTGAGGACAAGGGGTATCCTGGGAGTGATATTCGAGAATTGCGAAAAATATTAGATCAGGAAGGTATATTAAGAGATATAGCTAGTGGTGAAATTGGTAGTATGAAGGTAAATAAAGAAAAAGAATTTAATAGATTATCAAAGTATCTAGGTGATGGGGAAGTTGTTGAGTCAGAAATGTTTGTGGGAAATGGAAGTAAATGGAGTGGTGATATTAGTGACAAGATCAAATACTAATTTATTATATAGAACAACTATTTAATATAGGTTCTGCATGCTGATTGTAATAAAAGCATTAACAAATAATTCGGTATCTTTACCGTCTCCGTTTCCTACTGTTACTTATATTGGGCAGATAATTGCTCAAGATATACTTCCTGAAATTTATACTAAAATATTACCAGATCTTCAGAATCTCACTAATCAAGGTCTAATCGCATTAGAAGCAAGTAATTTTGTTACAACTAGTGATATTGTAAATTTTCAAGGCCCAATTCCTGGGCCAAGTGATGATTTTCAATTAGATGCTGTTAATGGTGTTATTAGATTTAATGGTGTACAAATTGCACCAGCAGGTGGACCACAAGGACCTACTGGACCAAAAGGGAAGACTGGTCCAAAAGGGAAAACTGGTTTTACTGGTCCTACAGGTGTTAAAGGATTAACTGGTGTAAAAGGTCCTACTGGTACTAAAGGAAAGACTGGTTCCACTGGTCCTAAAGGAAAGACTGGTTCCACCGGTCCTAAAGGAAAGACTGGTTCCACTGGTTCTAAAGGACAAACTGGTAAGACGGGTAAAACCGGTAAAACCGGATTTGGTAGAACGGGTAAGACTGGTAAAACTGGTCCAACTGGTTCCAAAGGCAAAACAGGGAAAACCGGTCCAATTGGAAAAACCGGACTAACGGGTATTCGTGGTATAACCGGACCTCGTGGTCCAACCGGAATTAAGGGACAAACAGGTCAAACTGGTCATTATGGTAAGACGGGGCTTACAGGTGTTAGAGGTTATACTGGTAAGACTGGTTCCAAAGGACAAACAGGTAAGACTGGTAAGACTGGTAAGACTGGTCGTACAGGTTCTAAGGGAACTACTGGACTTACAGGTGTTCGTGGTCCAACAGGTTTTAAGGGAATAACTGGTAAGACTGGAAAAACAGGTAAGACTGGGAAAACTGGTTTTGGTAGGACCGGAAAAACTGGAAAAACAGGTAAGACTGGGGCTGCTGGTAAAACTGGTTTCACAGGTCCTAAAGGAAGAACAGGTTTTACAGGTGTTAAAGGGCCAACAGGTTCAACTGGCTCCAAAGGACAAACAGGTAAGACTGGTTTTAAGGGACAAACTGGTAAAACCGGTAATAAAGGAACTACAGGCATTACTGGTGTGCGTGGTAAGACTGGGAAAACTGGTCCAACTGGTTCTAAAGGTAAAACTGGGAAAACTGGTACAACTGGTCATTTTGGTAAAACTGGTATTACAGGACATACTGGAAAAACTGGTCCTCTTGGTCAAACTGGATTAAGAGGTAGAACTGGTATTACTGGTACTTATGGACATACAGGCAGGACAGGAAAGACTGGAAAAACGGGAAAGACGGGGAAAACTGGTCCAACCGGCACCAAAGGTAAAACTGGAAAGACAGGCTTAACTGGTTCCAAAGGTAAGACAGGCTTAACTGGTTCCAAAGGTAAGACTGGCTTAACTGGTACCAAAGGTAAGACTGGACTTACAGGTTTTGGTAGAACTGGAAAGACTGGAAAGACTGGTCCAACCGGTTCCAAAGGTAAGACTGGACTTACAGGTTTTGGTAGAACTGGAAAGACGGGTAAAACTGGTCCAACCGGCACCAAAGGTAAAACTGGTAGAACTGGTTTAACAGGAGTTAAGGGTATAACTGGGTTCGGTAGAACTGGAAAAACGGGTAAAACTGGTCCAACCGGCACCAAAGGTAAAACTGGTAAAACTGGTCCAACCGGTTCCAAAGGTAAGACTGGTAGAACTGGTTTAACAGGAGTTAAGGGTATAACTGGGTTCGGTAGAACTGGAAAGACTGGGAAAACTGGTCCAACTGGTTCCAAAGGTAAGACGGGTAAAACTGGTCGAACGGGTAAGACAGGCTTAACTGGTTCCAAAGGTAAGACTGGACTTACAGGAGTTAAGGGTATAACTGGGTTCGGTAGAACTGGAAAGACTGGTAAGACTGGTAAGACTGGTAAGACAGGTTTAACTGGTTCCAAAGGTAAGACTGGACTTACGGGTTTTGGTAGAACTGGGAAGACGGGTAAAACTGGTAGAACGGGTAAAACTGGTCCAACCGGCACCAAAGGTAAAACTGGTAAGACTGGTAAAACCGGATTTGGTAGAACGGGTAAGACTGGTAAAACTGGTCCAACTGGTTCCAAAGGTAAGACTGGTACTACGGGAACAAAAGGTAAAACTGGTACTACTGGTGTTAAGGGTACTACGGGAACAAAAGGTAAAACTGGTACTACTGGTGTTAAGGGTACAACAGGTGTTAAGGGTACAACAGGAGTCAAAGGTGTAACTGGTAAAACTGGGACTGGCAAGACTGGCAAGACTGGCAGAACCGGAACTACCGGTAGTACATCTGTAGCTATAACGCAACTTACGGACGTTAACACCAGCACCACATCAGGTACTACTTATGCACTTCTCGATGGTATGACAACTACTCCAGGTGCAGGAAACTATTTGGTGTGGTTTAATACTACGGCATCACATAC